ATGATAAATTGCTGTAACATTAACACCAGCAATTGTAAATGAAGTTCCACTTGCATAAGCTGCTGTAAAAGCTGCATCACCATCTCCGTACTCAACCCATTGACTATCATTATACCATTCTCTAGTATTCTTCATCAATGCTCTTATTGCATTATTCAGATTAGAAGGTAACATTCCCTCAGCTGTACTTATACCATTTAAATCTATGTTGTTAGCTTGGGTTGTTGAGTAATCTTTTATTCCTGCCATAATTTAATCTCCTAAAAACCAAGCATAAGCTTTATTATTTTCTTGATTTTTTTCGTTTATTAATGCGTTAATTGCTTCTTCAATTTGTCTTTGAAAAAATTCTTGTGTTTCAAAACTATATCTTACGTTATCTATATCACTTTTATCTGTCATCTCAAACCTGATTTTGATGCAATTAAATCTATTCCTTGAGCATCCTTCCAAGCTCCACCACTTGGTATTTTAATATTTACTTTAACGTATCTTCCAGATTGTCGTACTGGATTAACACCTGTAGAGTTCATACTTGAAGTAGTTGATTCAGTAACTGCATCTGTAAGTCTATCTCTTGTCTTAATAGTTACTGTCGCTGCAGCATCTACAATTGGTCTTACACTTGTTATAGACGATCTTAGTCCAGGAAACAACTCTAATTCTGTAGTTTCTATTTCTCCAACATTTTCTGTTCCTGAAAAAATAGCAGCTTTATAATCACTATCTATACCACCTAAAGCTAATTGTCCACCATTCCAAAAATCTGTGTCTAAAGAAATATTAATATTATCTAAATTTTCAGAAATAATATCCATCAACTCAACCGTATAAGCTCCAACGAATTGAGAAAATATTGTACTAGCATTAGCATTAGCAGATGACCATTTCTCAGTAGCATAATTATAAATTAAAACTTTATCACAAATTCCAGTAATATTTGCTGTGTCAGAAGATGAGGGGTAAAGCCAAATTGCTAATTGATTAAAAGGATCTACAGCAGCACAAATTCTATCTGAATATGCTTTGTTTAAATTAATATCAAAAAATCTATTTACTTTTTCTGCACCAATAGCTTTTACTGTATCTCCATTAATTTCAAAAAATCCATCATCAGCATAAAAAAATACTCTACGATTATCTTGACAAACTGTTCTTCCATAAACAGCTCCTCTATTTGGTGAGATCATTGACAATCTAAATACAGTTGAACCACCAACATAATCCATTCTAATTATAGAATTTTGTCTGAATACATAACTAATTTCTCCAGATGTTATATGAGTAATTTGTCCACCAGAACCAGGAAGTTGTTGACTATCTGATTGTTTAGTTCCTGCTTCCCAAGTTGCTAAATCATTAATTCCAGACCATTGTATTTTATTTGAAGCTGTTAAATCATTTCCAGTTACTAAAAAATCTCTTACTACTCCTGAAACTTTAAATATTGGAACTGTACCTGATGTTGCAATGTTAGATAGATTTGCAAAAACAGTTGACGTACCCATTAAATAATATTGAGGTGCATCTACACCATTACTTGCAATTACATAATTTCCAAATTGAGTAAAAGTTATATAATCTGTTGAAGCTCCTGTTAAAGGTGTTCCACCAATAAAATTTGTTGTTGTTAATCTTACAGTATCTGTTGAAACATTGGTTAAATTTTCTCTACCAATAGTTGCTCTTGTTACTGTAACAACTGCATCCGTAACTGTTGCTGTAAAATCGGCATGAGCATGAATAGCAGTTTGTAAATTTGTTGCTGTAGTATTATTATTTGTTTGTACTTGAAATTCATTTGTAGATGGAGAACTAGACGTTGAAGTAAATACAATAGTTGAAGCATCATTTTTAGTTAAAGTAATAGTTTTTCCATCAGCTATATTTCCATAATCAGAAACTGTAATTGTACATGAAGCTTTAGCAGTAGATAATAATAATCCACTAGCACCTAACTCATTAAATGCTCCTCCAGTTAAAGTATAGAGAGTATCTTGTGTTGCTACAAAATTAAAAACGGTATTAGAATTATCTCTAAAAGAACCAGCTCCTCTTGAATCTTTTGGTAGAGCATTAGTAGAATAATTAACTAGAGAGGGAAATCTTTTATAAGAATTTAAAGCATAGTAAACATTGTTAGCTACATTAGCACCAGGATTATTATGTTCTGGTTGATCTGGTAGCCATTCGCCAAAGGGTACTTGCATTAATATTCCTAAACGTTGTTGTTTGTAGAAAATCTACTTATATCATTAAATGAACCTGCTACACTTACATCTGATCTTTGTTGTAAAGGTGCATTACCATAAGAATCTTCTTTGTCATTTCTATCAAGTCTTTCCAAAGCCGTTTGATACATTTTTTCCCATTGTCCAGCTTGATTAGGCTCAATACCACCTAAGAAATTAGAAGCATGATATAATGAACCATATAAATAAATAGCTGGGTGATTTGTTAAAATATAATTTGAAGTGTTTGTAACTGATAGTGGATCAAATTCTTTATAGTGATTTATAATTCCTGAATATGAAGATGATGGTACTGGAGCAAATCTTAAATTATCTCCTAAGATTGTATAAGTAGAAGGCATACCAGTTGATGATGTTCCTTTAATCTGATCCATTTGAGATGGAGTAATATAATTTAAAGCATACTTAACTCCACCTTGTAAAATATAAAAATCTCTTACTTGTAAAAATCCTGTTGGTAAAGTTACTAATTCAGAATCAACTGTAATTGAAGATTGAGTAATCATTTTTCTAACTCTTAATTTAGAATTAAAATCTTTTTCTGCTAAGACAATAAAGTCTTCCGCTATCTCTGTTGTTAGATCAGTTCTATTTAACCAATTTGCAAGTGATGTTTTTAAATCTGAGTAAGTTGCTAATGCCATTATATATTACCTTCTGCTGTTTTAAAGTATTGAAACTCATTACTATTCAATTTTGTTTTTAATATTTTATTCTGTACTTCTGGTGGTAAACCAAACCAATTATTACTACCATTATACTCTTTTGCCCAGACACTTAAAGCAATAGTTGGAATACTAGCAACTCTTTTTAAATCTCTTGATTTAGAATAACCATCATTTAAATTTAGTAGTTTTTTATTATGATCTAAGTGAGGAGTTATATCAACTTCTTCCTTAGTAATAATTTTACCTTCCATGTCATCTTGCATGTAAGTAGTTTTTTGTAATCCATCTAATACTGTATCTTTTCTCATCTGCCTTGACCTTTATATCTATTCTGACTTTTTTGCCTACACTCAGATTTGTTCTGAGATTTCTTATGGCAACCTGGTCGTTTTTTATTCTGATCTCTTTTTACATAAAATGCAAAATTTTGTTTAGCCATTAGCCAGACATTTCAGTAATAGAAATTTCAGCAGTACCAATAAAAGCTACTTTTTCACCTGGTGAAACTTTAAAAATTTCAGGTTGGTCAGCAGGTATAAAGATAGTTGATGAATCAGCAGTTGCAACAGCAGTTGGGTTTGCACCGAATAAAATATAAACATCAGCAGTTGCTGCTATTCTTACATATTCAGTTTGTGTTCCAAAAGCACTAGATTGAGCAGATGTTCCATCACTTGTTTTACCTTGATGTGTTATAGGTCTTAGTCCGTAATTAAAACTCATTTTATTTCTCCATTAGTTAGTAAGGGGGAAGTACCGCTAGGTAAGATCCCCCAAATATTGTTATATCTTATTATCTTCTAATAACAAAAGTTATTTCCATTTTAGAAGCGTTTGTAGATCCACCATCTGTAATACATTCAAGTGCTGAACCTTCATTTACATTATTTAATGCTGTAGGTTCTACTTCATATTGTTTTCCAGCTGAAGCTGTTGCAATATGACTTATTGCACCAGAAGTACAAGCTACACCGTCTATTTCAAAAGTAACAGCTGCAGTTCCAGTAGTGGTTGCTTTGTTGTGAGCAAATATTTTAACTATTCTACCAGCGTCTGGTATAACTACAAAAGTAGATGATGCAGTTGATACGTCAGGTATTGCTGATGTTAAAAAGTAATCGTTTAATGTTCTCATTGTGTTTTCTCCATTTGTTGTTCCATCTATAACCTTATTAAGATTTCAACGTTTTGTTTAATTGAGTGGGGTGCATTTTTTTAGGTTACACCCCAAGCAAATCTATTTATTATGAAGTAGTTAAATCTGTGATTAAACCACTTGCTTTTTCATTTCTTGACTCAAGAGTGTATTCAGCAACCATAAATCTCTGATCTGCATCAGCGTCTTGTGCAGGAGTTTGTAGTGAGAAGTCTCTTAAGAAAGAACAAGCCCAGTATTCCATATCTAAAATAAGTGCATCTTGACCTATTTTAGCAGAAGTAGCATTAGCACCTCTTATGAATCTATTAGGAGATACTTGCATAGTTCCAAAATCTGACTCATATACATCAATAGAAGTAATTAATCTTCTATCTTCTGCAGCGTCAAATCTAGTAGAACCACCAGTAAATCCAGATAGTTTTTGTTTGTTAAAAGCATTAACCATAATCATGTTAGGGTTTCCGCCTTCATTGTAACAAGATACTAGAACACCTTTTAATTGTGCTTCAGTAAATGCTCTTTGAGTACCATCTGTTCTGATTGCACCATTACCAGCACCTGAACCACCTGCACCAGCGTCAACATTAGTTTCAAACCAAGTTTGAGCTCCTCCAAGTTTTCTAGCTGTAGTAGCATCACCTGCTGCTTTAGCAATATTAGTTAAAAGAGCTACTTCCATATCTCTTTTTAACTCTTTAGCACTTTTTGCAACTTGGTAAGCTAACTCATTATTTCTTCCAGCAGAAGTTACAGAATCTTGCGTTCCTGAAACTTTAATTCCTTTAGTAGAAATTTGAGTGTAGTTAGTTTCTTTAACTGATGGTGTTAGAGTTGCATAACTTATACTAGCTCCTTCAATAGCAGCATTTGCAGCAACGTCAGCTAGTGCATCAGTTTGCCATTCATGTAGTGTGTTTGTTGCTTTTGTTTTCGCAATTCCAGACATAAAAGGAGTTTCAGTTGGACTGATCGAATATATAATATCCGATAGGTCTTCTCTGTTTCCTATAGCTTGGTATGTTTGATATGTAGCCATTTTATTTTCTCCGTTAGGTTATTGTTTATAGATAACGCATCAATAAATCGGTAGCATCTTTTGTGCTTCCTGATTTCTTCAACGTCTTAATCTGATTCAACCTAGTTTGGCTATTTATATCTTCTTTAGTAGTTTTAACGCCTGACCTAACAAATTTAGATGGTTTAACTTTTTTACTTACTAAATTAGTTTTAACTGCATTAGCTTTCATTCCATCCATAATCACATCAAAATATCTTGAATCATAAATCCTAGAAACATCCTCATTTGAGAATCCTTTAGAACTTAGGTAGTTCATAATATTTGACTTAACTGCATTACCCTTCATAGGATCAGCAAGTACAGGATGTTTTAAGTGAAGTTTTTTTTGTTCACTTTTTAACACTTCCTGAAATTGAGCATTTTGATGTTCTCTCAATCTTTGCTGTGCTTGTTGAATCGTTTGTTTTCTTTTAGTCATCTTACGATCAACTCTAGCAGCTTCAGTTGGATCTTCATCCCAAAGAGCATCAAGCTCCTTAGAATTCATATCATTGTTAATCTCAGCATTTAAAGTAACTACTAATGAATTTAAATCATCCATTTTAGTTGAATACTGATTCTTCAAACGATCTTCCTCAGATTTAAGCTCTCTTTTTTCGATTGCTATTTCTTCAGTTTTTCGTCTGTAGTCGGCATCCTTTTGATAACCTGCTTTTAATTCATCAAGGTCAACATCAATCTTTTCACCATTAACTGTAACCTGGTGTAGATCGGTTGCTTTTTCTTCAATTGCATTTTCATCTTCTGATGCTTGTTCTTCTTCATCAACTTCTTGAGTTTCATCAAGTTGAGCTTCTGGTTTTTGTTCAACCTCAGATTCTACTTCTGTAGTTTCTTCTGGTTCAACTGGTGCTGCTTCTTTTGTAGATTTGTTGATAACTCCATTAGAGTCCATCAAACCTTCAATAGTTTTAGCTGCACCTTGTACTGACTCTTTGTTCAGCAAGGGGTTTCCGTTAGACATATAGTCTTCTCCTAGTTAAGCTGTCTTTCGACTTGGCTTATTCTAACCTTAATGGTTAAAATTTTGTGTTATTCTGTTGTTGTCTGAAATCTTCTAACTGTTTCGAAGCTAGTTTTCCAGTCTCAACTATTGTATGTAAGTGTTGCTCAACTTTACCTACAACATTATAAGCGATCCAAAGTTTTTCTCTAGTATCACTTTCATCAGCACCTGTTTTTAAAAGTAGTGCTTCAGAATAAATTTTTTTAAGAGTTTCTATACTCTCTTGAAAAAGTTTACTCCCCAATATTTGTTTCGCTTCGTTCGATCGGCTCACTTCCACCGCTCTGTCCGTCTGGTCTTTCGTTTCCATTTAATCCTTTTACTTGTTGTTGAAACATATTAGTTGATTTTTGTGCTTGGTCAAGGATTTTACTTTGTTCTGAAAATACTATCTTTTCCATCTCTGCATCTGCTTTAATTTTTGCACTATCTAATTGAGTATTATATTTCAAAGACATTTCTTTCATTTTAGCTTCAAAATCTAACATTAATTTTTTATTATCTTGCTCTAACTCTTTATATTTAATTTCAATATCTGCCATTTTTCTTTTATTCTCAGCATCAATTCTAGTAAATTCAATTTTTTCAATTGGAGATGGTTCAGGTGGTTGTGGGGGTGGCATCATTTGTTTACCCACATCTGGATTAACAAAGTAAGTATCTACATTTTTAAGTCCAGCGTTTTCAACCATCTTCGTTAAAGTATTATATATATTTTTAAGACTCACCATTGGTAATTCTCTACCTCCTTGTAATTGGAAGGCTTGAATTTGTCTTTCTAAAATAGAATTTAACATTATAGTTTGTTGTTCTTTAGAACCAGTTCCTAATCCTACAACGATTGATATATTAAATCTATCTTTCCACTCAGTAGGTCTAACTGGAATGTATTGGTTACTCATCATAATAATTTTTTCTTTATCTTGATACTTAACCATTAGTTCAAATATTTTTTTAAATAATTCTTTAACACCTGTTTCTGCAAAGACTCTAGCAATCAATTCTGATCTCATTTGAGTTTGCGTCATCAAAGCATTTACACCAGTTGCAGTTTTAGCATTTAATGTATCAGGACTTAAACCTTGAGCTTCTTTTGAAACACCAGTTCTACCTTCTCTAACTGAATCTAAATAACTTAATAAAGGAAAAGCTTGTTGTGAAATTGGTTGAGCTTGTAGGGGTTGTAAAACTTGGTTAGGTGGTTGTTTAGTTCTAACGATTCCACCAGGTCTAGTCGTAAGTAGGTCATCCATATTAACCATACCATCCATGATTGCAACTCTGTTGTTATTTGTTAAATACATATTGTCTAACAACTGTCGCATCACAGTAGATTTCATTAATTGAACATCTTCAACTAATTCTGAAATTGATCTGCCATAAAATCTGTGTGGCATAGGAATAGGAGTTACTGTAACAAAAGGTGCATTATCACAAGGTGTATTAGATAGGATATTAGAACCTTGATCTCCAGCTGCTACAACTTTTCTTAACTCTGCAATACCATCACCATCATAATCATATTTTACATAACACTCATAAACTAAAACTTTTTCTGTTGAACTATCTGTTGAAGTGCTAGTTGGATAATCGTCTATATCTCTCATCCTTACAACTTGCTCAGTATTGAAAACATCTAAACTTGATTTTGGTAATTCATCAACTTCATCTTGTGGATAACCCATCGAAACTAAATCTGATCTTGTCATTAAAACTTTATGAGCTACAAAATTTGCATCATCAATCGTCTTAGCATTTCTTTCAATTAAAAATTCTTCTGGCGGAACACTTTCAATTTTTACTTTACCTGTTTTTTTAATTCTTTTAATTTTACAATTATATAAATCAAAATTAGGTTCTTGAACTTGGCTTGTGTCCATACCTTGTAATTTATATTGTTCTAAAGTTGCTTCAAATTGTTCTCTAGCATCTTCATCTTCAAAAACTTCTTCTTCAACAAATTCTATTTCGTCTTTAGTATTTTCTAAATCTTCTTTTTCTTGAGGTGATAAATTTTCGTAAGTTTCGTATTCAACTTTTTCAGAGTCGTCCCAATAAATTTTTAGGAAACCATTTTTTTCTATTAGAGCATCTTTAAAAAAATTATATAATAATTGGAAACCATTATTTTCTTTGTAGAATACATGATTTAAATAAGCTGTCGCTTGGTCTGCCATAGGAACATCTTCACCAGTCATAGGTTCGCAACGAACAACATTATCGGAAGCTGTGAATACTCTTAATAGATTTGGTAATAGACTTTCAATCGTATCAGATACATCTGTACTTACTACTTGTGAACGACCATCTATCTCTGTTCCAAGTTTATCACCTAAATAATATTCTAAAGATTTCTTTCTTTGCTCTGAAAGCTGTCCACCTAAATAACCTAATCCATTTGTGATCTGGTTGCTTATTAAACTTTTTAATTCTATATCTGATTTTTCTTTTTGATCTTTATTTTTTTTTGCCATATTAAACTATATAATTTGTATTAATTCTTATCGGCTTTTTCCAATCCGATCTTTCTATAGGTTCTGTAACAGCACCATATCTTATCGAATCACAAAAGTGAGATGCCCAATTGTGTAGAGGTTTATTTCTAAAGCAATTATTTTTTTCATCCCAACGTTTACAATATGACTTTAACGCTTCTACAAGCTTATTGCAATTGTTTTTATGAAAGTAGCATTTAGGCAACATTCTTCTAACTTGTTCAATACCGTCTTCTACACTAAGTTTGGGTGCTATGTCAAATTCTAGTCCTAATTCTTTTGCTGTTTCCCATCTTGATTTATTAGTGCCAATCTCCCTAACTCTAATATCATGGGGTGCAATATGTTTTGAATATTTGTAAGGTTTACTATCTATGATATTAATGTAGTGTTCTAAACCCTCTCCTGAGTTCTCATAACAATCAATAATTCTAATTTCGCCACTAGGTCTTCGTTGTGCAAAAGTTATTACGGTACTGTCATTCATTCCTAAGTCCCACCAGGTTTCAACTTCCAAATCATCCTCTATATCAAAATTAGTAATATTGCCTTTCTTCTCTAATTCTTCAATCGTAGATCCAAAGTAAGAACCACTTATTCCAGCTTGGAAAGAACACTCAAATTCCTGAGCATAACTTTCTGGAGACATGGTTTGTTTCGCAGCGTCTAGTTCGTCTTGAGCTATAATCTTAGTTTCACTAGCTTTGAATACAGCTGTGAACCAATCATTATTCTTCTTAGCTTTTTCATGTAATTCGTAGAACCAATTTCTTCCCATTGGCGTACCTATAAAAATGGCGAAGCCTTTCCTGTCGGATAGACATGGTCTTAAAATGGTATCGAAAAGGTCTGGCGAAAGATTCTGGGTTTCATCACAAACTATACCATCAAAGTATTGACCTCTTATGGCAGCACTATTCTCACC